GAAGCCAGCGACACGAAGAAGGCCGGAGCGGCAACAATCGTGATGCGCTGGCTTTTGAATAATCACCTGGGCGTGACCTGGGTGCGCGAACTGATCAAGCTGGCAAATTATTACACCGGCGATTCGCCAGCACTGGCGCTTTGCAAGGTATGGTGGCGGCAGGAAACGGCGTTGAAAATGCAGACGCTGACGGCCGACGAGTTGATGAAGCTTTATCTGGAGCAGGTGGTGGAGGTGCTGGCGGAGGCGCAAGGCGCGACGACGGACGCCGGAGGACAGACACCAGCAGGAACCGGAGAAGCAAACGCCCAACTCCCAACGCCCAACGCCGAACTTCCAATGGCCGAAGGCCCCTCACCCCAGCCCTCTCCCGAGGGAGAGGGAGTAGGGCAAGACATCCAGGGCCAGGCGATGCAGGCGGCGGAAGATTTCAAGGTTGCGTTGGCGTCGAAGGAATTTGGGGAGGAGATACTGGCGGAGAAACTGGCGGAATACTTCCCCGGGATCCGGCCGGCGCGGGCAAAGAAGGTCATCAAAGAACTGCGGGAGAAAGGCAAAGCGGAATTTCCGGTTTCGTATATTCGTTTCGATGGGCCTGCCGTGCGGGCTTTGCGCTTTTTTGAAGATTGGTGTGCGCCGGCCAATACCACGGACTTTCAGGAGGCACGGGTTTATTTTGAGAATGAATGGTTGAGCAAGACACAGATCATCGAACGTAAAATATCCGAAGGCTGGAGCGATGAATTTGTAGAGGCCGTAATTGGGAAAGTGGGGAACGATGGAAAACGGGAAGGCGGACATGAGGGCACCGCGGCCATACCGGATTATGTGCGCAACGATGCCGGGGTAACGGTCAAGAGAGGGGTAGAGGATTATCGCGGACTCTACAACATCCTGACAGCGCATTACCAGGCGACTAATGAGGACGGGGTGCCTGGGCGATATTATGTGACGATCCATAAGGATGCAAATGTCGCCGCCACGGAACGGAAACTACTCGATTACGCGCATGGTCTTTATGCCGGCCATGTGTTTTCGCGCGAGGCGTTGAATAGCCGGATGGTGGACACACGCGGAATCGGCGAACTGGCGGGATCCTACCAAGGCTTACTCAAACTTTATTGCGACTCTTTTGGCGATCATGCGGCCCTGGCGGGCGTGCCGCCGATCATCACGCGCGGCCGCCAGCGCATGGGCACCCTGCATATCAAGCCGTTGGCGGAACTGCCGGCCAAGCGGGACGGCGATTATGCCTGGCTGACTCCCCCGCCATATCCCCAGACCGTCATCAGCATGATCCGGGAATTGCGGCGTCAGATTGACGAATATTTTGGCAGAACCAATGAAGACGTGGCGCCGGATTTAGTGCGACTGCAACAGGAATTTGCCGTGCTGTGGTGGCTGATCAATCTGCGGGAAGTGTTAAAGCAGATGTGGAGCTTGTGCCAGCAATACATGCCGGATGAGATGCTGGCGCGCATAACGAATCAACGCGGCGAAGCTGTTATCCGGAGCAGGGAAGAAATCCAGGGAAGTTTTGACCTGGACCTGCAATTCAATCCCCAGGACTTGGACCCCGAATATCTAAAGACGATTAGTGGGATTGTCAAGGATCTGTTGATGCCCATGGACCGCAATAAGACAATTGATCCGACACCGGTGGTGGCGAGCATATTGTGGCGGTTGTCGCCTGACTTGGCCGGAGCGTCACTAAAGAATGTGGATCAGGCCAACCAGGACGAGATTAAGGATGAGGTCAGGGCCTATACGGAGATCCGGGGTGGGACAGAACCGGAACTGCTGGACGATGGAAGCATCAACTATCAGTTGCGCCTGCAGTTGTACCAGAACATGCAACAAATGAATCCGGATATTTTCAACGATATGGCGCCGGACAAACAGAAGATATTGCAGAGCCGACTACAGAGGATGGGAGTTTTGGCGCAACAGTACGGGGAGAATGTGGAAATCGGCAGACAGGGCGGCAAGGCGGCGTTGCCGGCAGGATAACAGACGCCAGACGACGGACGCCAGACCGGATCAGACGAATCAGACCGATCGGACGGATTAAGAAGGAGAAGAGATGCAAAGTTATGGAAGAGGGGCGTTGGATTTACACGGGGCATTTCAGGGCGTACTGGCGCGCCGACAGTTGGAACAGTCAATGGCGCAAGTAGTTGATCAGCGGTTAGCGGCGAAGCGCGGAGAGTTGAGGACGTTTGGAAAGAGCGGGCGAATGACCAGGCAATTATCGTTGCGGTCGGTAATGAATGCGGTAAATGGCGAAGGGCAGGCGGTGCTTTCAAAGGACGCAGAGGGTTACTGGAAGGACCAGGACCGGCGGGAATTTGGGATCAACGTGGATGCGGTGCGGTCGCCACGAGTGATGAGAAACAGGTTTGGGAAGGTGACTTACCGGAAAGTGTGGGGACGTGATGGGGTCAGGGAGTATGGGGTACTGACGCCGGACGCCAGACGCCAGACGGCGGCCCAGAGCGGAGCAAAACAGCAATGAAGACGTGCAGTTTAAAGGCAGTGTTGCATGGGATATGCCGGAAACGGGGACTGGATCCCGATGTGGTGACAGTCAGCGCAAGTGACTTGGCCAAGATTGCGGAATCCATTACCGACCGAATCAAGGCAGGTTGGAAATGGGCATTCTGGCAGGAGTTGATGAAGACGGAACAGCGGGAGTACCGCGAGACCTGGGATATTTTGCGGAACTATGCCGAGGATGAAGAGGCATGGCACGTGGATGCGGATGGGGTCGGGCATTACTACGTGAGTTTGGAAGATGGCAATGTGGGAAACGATCCGGATGTGGCGACGACAAAATGGGCGGAAGTGGGAGAAGACTTTCAGCGCACGATTGCCTGGCAGCAGGAAGGGGAAACGGAGATTGGGGATGTGGACCTGGAGAACTGTGTATTTGACCGGGATCCGCGCGTTTACCGGTTTGCCGGCGCCGTGCGGCCGGTGATTCTATACGAAGATGGATTTCAGGTGGTGGCCGAAGAAGCGCCAGCGCAACCGTGGATTCGGTTCAGGTTGCCGGTCCCAGAATATTCACTGACGGAATGGGCGGCAGCGACTGCTTATGCGATTGGGGGCCTGTGTTACCTGACGAGCACTGGGACTTGCTACAAGGCGATCGCGGTGAGCACGGGAAAGACGCCGGACCAGGAAACCACTTATTGGATGCCGGTGGAGTTTCCGGACTTTTTGAAGACCTACGTTATTTGGGGTGCCCATGCGGATTATTTGTTGGATCCGGTGGAGAACGGCAAGGCGGAAAACAAGGCCGTTGCGGAAATGGAACGATTGGAAGACGAGTTATGGAATCAACCGGGTGTGACAAGGCGAGCAGTGTTTGAAAGGTAAAACCACTTTGAACAGATCGGACTGATCGGACGGATGAACAAATAAGGAGGGAACGAAAATGTATGCACATGTGACAAATCTGGAATCGGAATTACGGCCTGTAGGGAACGGAGATCTTGGAGTGGAATTGGCGGTTGGCGGGACGGTAGTGCCGACTGCTTATGCCGGCACTTACGCCACGCACTTCTGGGTGGCGGTGAAGACCAAGGCGGTGCTCGTAACATTCGACGGCTCGGACCCGGCCACGGCAACGCAAGTGGGTGTGTTGCTGGCAGTCGGATACGAGAAAGTATGGAGCAAGAAGATGGTGGAGAACGCACGCTTTGTCGAACAGGCGAGCGGGCAAGCGGGAGTAGTGCGGCTGGAACCGTTGGAGTAACCCTGCTACGCCAAAACGCTACGCAGGGCAAGTCGGACGGATCTGACGGATAGGACGGATCATTATGAAGAGAATAATCGGACTGACAGGAATATTGCTGGCGGCCGGGTTGTGCTCATTCGGACAGTATTACCCGGAAGTGCATGTGAAGGGTGCGGTGGCGGACGGGGAAATAGCGGTATTCGACGGAGTTGATGGGAAGTATATCCGGGCGGGTGGGACGAATTCCGAGGCAGTGTTAAGGACGATGACGAATTTTGTGGCGGTAGCGTCATCGTCAAATTGGCTGGTTTATTATCCGAGTACACGGACCCTGACGGGATGTGTGACGAATGAGAATACGGGGCCAATCGGGCCACAAGGCACGCAGGGCATTCAAGGCATCCAAGGGCCAGCAGGATCGAATGGGGTGAACGGGGTGAACGGGACCAATGGGGTGGATGGTGCACCCGGCACAAACGGTCTGGCGGCGACCATCACCGTGGCCTGGGTGTCCAATGGGGTGCCCGGAAGTTCCGTGATCGTGACGAATGTAGGCGACAGCAACAATGCGCTGTTCGGGTTTGTGATCCCGGCGGGGTCGAACGGGGTGGCCGGGGCGGACGGATCGAACGGCGTGAACGGGGTGAACGGGACCAATGGGGTGGATGGT